TTACTATTGGTTCGAAACTGAAAAAGAAATAGATGCATATATCGAGGAGTTAAAAAACCTTGAAATAAAATACGACGCGAAAATGCTTGTATATAAAAAAGAAACCGGAAAGTTTATCAATCATAAAACGATATGCAAAATAGTTTTTGAATATCTTGATACACAATATCACATCACTTATGGTTTTGGATACAATTTTTCACGGGAATCTGCAATATATATATTTAATGACGGGAACAACTCATGCGATTGTAACAGGTCTTTAATAATTCAAAGATTTTTTCCAGATTTTAAAGAATTACCGTGTGGGGATATAATCAAAATGACAGAATTCGCAGTGCATAGAATTGAACGCGATATCAATCAAAACTTTGAGCCAATTGAAGATTAAGGAGCATGAGGAATGAAAAAACGGTGGACGGTTAATTTTTATAGGCAATATAAGCGGTTTGATATACTTCCAAGTATATTGATAGAGTATTCAAAATGGCTAGGAAAAACGCGAATCAATATTTTGTTTTCATGGCTCATTTTTGAGTGTTCAGCAAGCAAATTTTGCACAAAAAAGGATAATCATGTGGCAGTGTGACTGGTGCAAGCTTGGATTTCAAACATGGGAAGACGCGGAAGAGCACAAGAAAAAAGAAGGCGCGATGCATGGACCTTTTATCCTGTTACCGAACGTTGCGCATCTTGTCGAATATTATACGTATTCTGACGGCGGTGACCAGGTACACAAGTTTTTTGCCGAAACATACGAGGAAAAAGAAAATGTAGTCATGGGACTAAAATCAGTGGCGCACATCACGCGGATAAAAGTCGACGGAGTTGCAGTGTATAAAAAGGAGCGGAAGTGTTGAACATCGACCAAGTCAACAGTCTACGTATAGGGTTAATCATGCTCGCATCCATGAAGGATAAAACGCCTATTGACTCGGGCCGTCGTCATGCGATAGAATGGGCAATACAAAACGACGGCGAACTGGCCGATTATCTGGAGAAACGTGATGCAGACGCTCGAAGAAATTAACGTAAAAATAAAAGAGCTTGAATCGAAACGCGATACGATCACTGGTCGACCTACCGAGGTATATTCTCGTATCGTCGGATACTATCGATCAATCCATGCGTGGAATCCGGGAAAGCGAAAAGAGTTCAACGAGCGGCTATCATTTACGCTTCCGCGCGAATAATTTTATTCTTTCAATTTCATATTCGATATTGCGAATCGCTTTTCGCAAATCCTCAACAGCGTCCGCTTTCTTTCCGGAACGCCAGATATACTTGATCGCATTACCGAGATAAAACGGAAAATGCTCGGCGACCTGTCGGCATTCGATTCCGTTCTCAAGCCGATACCATGACGGCGACTTAACTGGATCGTGCTTCATGACAGCCGCTCCTCGATGAACCGTTTCCCATCTTCGATCGACACCACGTTCGTCATCTTTCCGGTTTCGTTGATATACCGCTTTTTTATTTCTATTCCTTTTTTAGCGAGCATATACTTGACAGTCTGAGCGCACGATACACCGATGATGCCAGCGATCTCGCTCAACGTCATGTAGTCATAGTCGGCGATCGTCTCGCGTGCGCTTTCGGCGATCTCCGAGATCATCGCCTCCCTTTCCTCTTCGGTCAACGGAACCCTTTCGCATTTCCCTCCACCCATTGCAGTCATCTCCTTCAATTTATTTCTTTTGTAGTCTTTCGCTTCCACTGGCTCATGATATAATGAGGCGCAGGCTGCACCTCGTCGAGATGGAACAAGTTTTTCTGATAGTCCAGCGTGTCTCCATCCACCGACAGCTTGACGTATCCGAGATCGGGTGAGAACGAGATCGCTCCGTTTTCCTCGGCGAACTCGTCAACCGCTTTCCAGCACGGAAGCACGCACCCGGCCGACCGAGAATACTCCAGCCACATGTACGAGTGCCCGTGCGCGCGGAGCACGAGTGATGTTTTGTATTCGTTGATATCGTGTCGCAGCATGGAGTTCAGTTTTTCGAACAGCATTTCTTTTGCAAGCGGAGTGCTTTTATAGTGGAACACTTTTGAAAAAGGTATCTTGTGCGAAACGTGAATTGTGATACCTTCGATCGTGATATACCAGTGCCATCCAGATCGAGCCTTCGGATCATCTCCGGGATATGGAACCGCGTTCTTTACTTTTCGCGCCAGCCATTCCTCGCACTGCATCCCGGTATTTCCAGCCGCGACATGATACGGAGAACCTCGCACGATGAACACCTTCTCGGCCTGCCACATATCGATCAGTTCTGCGGCCTCTTCGATCTGCTTGATCAGATCGGTTGTCCATGTCCCGAAACCTGTTTTCTTTTTGTTCTGTCCCTCGATAGCGTCACCGTTGACGATGAGAAACTTCGGACGCGGATTTGCTTTCACTGCTTCGCGATATCGTTTAAAAATCTTACTCGGTATCGTGAGATTGTGCTCGTCGAGCGCGAGCCCGACAAGCGAGCCGACGTGAAGATCGGCGATTCCTATTCCTGTTGTCATTTCACCCTCCTGAAAATATTTTATGTCTCCCCGTATTTGTATGGTATCGTTTCGATATCGATCAGAATCTTTTCGGTCTGCGGGAGCGATCCGCCATAGATCGAGTCGATATCAGCTTCGATTACTATCTCGCGTTTCGTTCCATCGTCCGCGTCGAGATCATCTCCGTGTATCGTGATCACTCCGGTGGTAGTCAGCGGAGCGATAGCCACATGATCGCGCGAGTTCACAATATCATGTTCCTCGTTGAGTAACGACCAGTATGCATTATTCGGAGTGACTGCATCGTCATTCTCATCGGTGAACGATATGAGAAAGCTGTGCGACCCGTGTTCTGATATTTTGTCCGCTATGACTATCATGCCGCACTCGCTGCCGTTATGTCGTACCGAATCTTGAGCACGTCGTTTGTCATGAGTCCCGGCCGGTTCCCTCCGGAAAAAGCCGCGCCGCAAAGTAGAGCGCCAGTCGTTCCTGTCTCCGCTCCTCCGACGAAAGCTCCTCCAACCGTCTGAGTATCGGCGTTGATCGTGAACTCTGCGAGGCTCGCTGAATTTGAAACGGTCTGGCCTGATCTGACTCCGGTGTACGCTTTCCGATTCCCAGTGTACGCCGTGAACTCGGTCCATCCACCATGAACTGCAAGCGTATCAGCGGCAGCCACCGTCGGAGTCGCTGCGCAAAGCCCCACGAACCATGTCGTGTCCTGCGAACCGCTCAGCAATATTATATCGAGTAGATGCTGGAGCCCCTCGTTCGTCACCTTATTCTTCGTCGGTTTTTTCGACGAGAAAAGCAGCCGATCTCCGCGCCAGTGTTCAACCCATATACGCCCTTTTATATTTATCGAATCTTTCATTTCATACCTCCTCGACTTTAATTTTGACGCTCGATTCTATGGCGTCGATATATATTCGTTTTTCTGCGACTGATATACGCAATTTGATCACACCGTTCGTAATGACTGACAATACATCCGACATCCTGATAGTATCGGACAATATTAAACTGTATTCAGCCTGAGAACTCAGGCTTTCAATGATCGTTATTCCGTCCGACAGTGATGCGGTTATCTCAATTGTTTTTGTTATCGATTCCGACAAGTTAATGATATCCGATATCAATTCGAATACGGTTTTTGTCTCTGTCTCCGACTCTGAAAAGTTCACTGTTTCGGGAAGCGTTTCCGAAATTGTTTTTGTATTTGATTCGCTTTCGGACAGGTTGACCGTTTCTGACAATGTGACTTCGATCGTGTTTGTATTCGCGAGTGATTCGGATAAGTTGATCGTCTCTGTAAGCGTCTCGTTGTATTCGGTTGAGCCAGAGACGTATTCAAATGCGCCGACCGTAGGAGTCGATGAATGGAATGCGGTTCCTCGGTAATCCTCGGCAATATCGAGATCGGTTCCAGCTTGATAGATGTTTCCGGTTGCGAGCGGTGTGAAATCTCCGTTTGTGTAATCCGTGAATTCATTCGCCCACGACCCACCACTCGGCGCAATCGCGCCGGTCCCGTCCCCATCGTCAGACGCGCAAGTCAGTATATTTACAGTCGATCCTGCTCCGATTAAGAAATCGTCAGTCGTATCAAAAAAGATATCGTTCGTGACAGTATACGTTCCAGATGTTCCAGATCGGAAACCGTTCGCTCCTCCCCTGTGCGTGCACTGATATATATATCCAGTGTTCCCGACGTGGTAATGTCCGCGCCCTGTTGATTGCGATTCCGAGATGCAAGAGCGGATGTAAAAAGTCTGTTCCGTATCTGCAAAAGAGAAACTCGTACACACTGAATTTATTCCGGCTTTTGCGTAACACCGATCGAGATAAACAACCGAAGTCCCGGAGACATACGACCCATCGAAAATATTATCCGATGTGTTGTCTCCGTTTATGATCGACGCCTGGATTCCAGAGAATCGGATGTATGTCGACTGTATGACGATTGCATCGTCGTTACTTACTTCCATTCGATATATCGTTGGGTCCCAGACTTTTTGCGTCGTAAGTTGTGGACACCAGACGAGTATATACCGTGTCGCGTCAAGCGTGTATCCAGCCCATGTGCATTTCGTTGTCTCTGCCGTCCCTGCGGTGGCATATATTCGAGCGTCGAGATATACATCCGCCGTAACGAGATTCGCCTGTTGACCAGATTCGAGTGCTTGCATCGTCGCGTATGCATTCGGAAGACTCGATCCATCAGCAGCACCGCCACCAGGGACATCTACATCTTCATATCTCGTTCGGGCAGTCGCCATTATCCTTTCACCTTCACTGTGAGAGTTTTGTTCTTGATTTTATCCGACTTACTATAATCAATTTTCTTCAATTTAAGTTTGTCTTTTGTCACAGTGATAATTTCGCACTCCTGATTCTCGTATACAGCGCCGGGGAAATGTAGCCCCCATGTTTCTTTTGTCCCCTTCTTCACCGTCTCCTCGATATCAATCGCATCATCGGTAATTTCCATATCCTTAGGAACTATTTCATACCGTTTTGTAAAGTCGACCGTGACAAGTTTTTTTGTATTGTACTCTCCGATCTTTTTGACATCCTCGTCGGGTACGATAATGAGCACGAATTCGACACCGTTCCACGGCTTGCCATTCGGATTTGTCGGTGTCCTATACGTTCCATTCGGACGTGAATCAACCACGAAACCGACATCCTGGCGCAACACGTATGCGCCGAGCAAATAATCAGCCGCATCAATTTCCGCTTTTGTATGCGCCGATGTCCAGTGTGATTTTTTAAGTACAAGCAATTCGGACATTGTTACCTTCTGTATTTTATTAACGCCGCCACACACAATACGAGCGTCACACAAAGCATGATTACGATATGTCCCTCTGTTACCATATGATCGCACCTATCCCACAACCGACGAGAGCGGCGACGACACCTATGATAATTTTATCACGCAAATCCTCATTCAATTTTACTTCGTATAATTGCTTGAGCATCTCGTAATCCGCTTTCAAGTTCTTTAAATCGTCGGTCGCCTTGTTCAGTGAGATCATTGCTTGACTTAATAATGCGCTCAAATTCTGCGAGCCTTTCTGCAAGTTCTCGACTATAAGCCGCGCTTCCTCGATATAGCTCTCGTACTCGCTCAATTTCTGTTTGTAAATTTCCAGCGACGACGCGAGCGCCTTCGAGTTGTTTGTCTGTGTCGTCCAGATCGCGCGTAAGTACATTAAGTTCGTCTGCAAGTCTTTTATTTTGATCTGCAATTGCTCCACTTGTTCGCTCGATATCGGACAATCGACAGGACTGGATTCCTCCGAATACGACGGCGATGACAAAAAGGCCAGCAAAAAGAATAAAAAGCTTAGTTTGTACATTCATCCCCCTCCACCTTTCCGACTGATATTGGTTTCGGTACTACCGACCGAATCCACGATGTGCCGATGATCCCTGCTCCGAGTTCGAACGCGAGCGGCATCAGCTTACAGATCGCGTCGATCCACGCCGGAAGCGCGAGCGGATTATACCACGAAAGCACCACCGTGTTCACGAACGCGATGATAATGAACCCGGAGAACACTATTCTACCGGCTTTGATTCTCTTTTTCATGCCGCCTCTCCGAACTTGTTTTTGACCGCGGTGAAATGCATTCCGTCCCGTGCCGTCACCGACCTCCCGCCCCACATAAAGCCCCTGCGCTCGAAGGCTTCGACCACGAACGCCGGCGTCGCAGGCGGTACCCTGTAGGGTCCGTATACGCTCGGGAGGTAGTCAATTGCGAGGCCCCACGAATGTACCGACCACCACGACTGACGCGAGCTTGAGTTCACCGACCTCCGCACGCAGTAGCATCCGCCGTAGTTGTCGAGCCCGTGGCGAGTGATTCCTTCGGGGCCGTAGACCTCAAGAATTTCCTCCAGTGCGTCGGCGATAGCGTTCGCAACATGTGGATGCGCGACGATGTTCTGTATCACCGTGCGTCCGTCCAGGTATTTGAGAGGAAACGGAGCCTTGACAGACACAAGGCTATTCTTCACCGCAGCCACCGGAGAGAATGTCCCATTCGTATTTGCGATGCCCGGTACTCCGAACATGCGTTCGAGATCATCGTAGTTCAATAATTCAATTTTCATCTTACCCTCCTACATGCGGAATAACTGATCGAATGAAAACCCATACGTTATAAATTGCAGTAATAACCATGATGGCGACTGCCGGAAGTCCGAGCGCAATCTGCCACCGTTTCAATCTGAACTCTCTATACTGTACATGATTCGTAATATGATCGTCCATACGTGCGTCGATTCGTTTGATCTCGCTTTCCGTTTTCTCGTCGAAAAAAGTCTTTGCCCATCCGTGCATTTTCTCGGGCGCGTCTTTCATTTCGCGTATGAGATCGCGCGCGGACGAAATCACTTCTTGAGACGCTATCTGTAATTCAATTCGCTCTTTTTCTTTTTTCGCGTCTTCCATGCAGTGACGAGAAAGAGCGTCTTTAAAATCTTTTACCTCTAATCGAATCGGCTCTATTGCTTTCTCAAAAAGTTTCGCAATCATCCTGATCATCTCCGGTGATATTGTCTCGCGTTCCATCGGCACTCCCTTATGCAAGCTTCGTGATTTTAACTCGTGCGTATACTTCGGTCCCGAAATTACAAGCGACACCCATTCCCTCGGCTGCTTTAGTTGTTTCGCATCTGTGCCGCAATTCTATGGTTATTGATGCAACATTTTGCAAGAGATATGATCCGCTCGATGTCTGATTAACGTCATTCGCAGCTGACGAGTATAGACTCATACCGCGTTTCAATTCAGCCGATCCGGTGATATTATATAGAAAGGTTTGATGCCGTGCGCAATCCATTCCGGAGGCTTCCCATTCGATTAGATATGTACCGGCATTGGCGAACGTAATTTGATTCGACCCGAGAGAACACCCGGCTATCGTATTTACTACTGTTGCAGTTAGGGGCCGCGTCCGGTCAGCCCCGCTCGTGAAATCTCCACCGCCAGTATTTTGTGCCGCTTGATGTTCAAATATCGCAACAGGGATTCCGACCGAATGTGTTGACGCAATCGCACCGCTCGAAGTAATCGGGAAGTCGATCACCATTCCGTCAGTCGGGTCGATCTTTGGTACGCGGTCCATTTCGTCGTTTGTTTTCGAAAAGTTATAAATATAATCGTCAGCATCGTCGCTCGTCGAATATCCGGAATACCCGTCACAGCATCCGATCCCGTTCACGATTCCCTCGACCGCTCCCGCCGCGTTGATCCATACAATCCCGATGCATCGTTTCGTCGCCGTAATGTAGTGCCCGCCTTTGGCCCCGACATACGCGCCAGTATATGATACCGGCAATACCGCTGGATCAGTCTCGCCTGCGATGCTCGTTATCTCGGTTACTACTACGCCAGCGGCTACAGAGAGTTCGACGCGCGCCCAGCATGACGCGGTAAGCGCGGCGACCGCGATCGAGCGAGCGGCAGCGTTTGAGATCGAGTAGTACTGTGAGCCATTATATAGGCCGAGCATTCCGGCCGATAGGTAGAGAGTCGCGGCATCGAGGTAGAGTCTGCGGGTATTGACACCGATCGAAAGATGGTTATGCGCCTGTTCAAAAGCGGCCCAGATATCTTCGTCGCCGCCATCGAGAGCTTGCCTTACAGCTACATCCGCCATGTTTGACCTCCGAATAATATATCATAATATGGAAAACATGTCAAAAGAAACTTGATTTTCTTTACATATAGTAGTATACTATATACAGGAGGACTAAAGAGATGCCAAGCTGGTTGACCGTTTTGTTTTGTTTCCAGATAGGATGGATTCCGATTGGAAACGCCGAGTTCTACGACAACACCATTACGGACGCGAACTCGATCCCTATGTTCGGCGCGTTCGAAATTGAGGCAATTGCGTTCGATCATATTGTGATAGGTGGCCGATGGGATTCGTATTTCTCGCTCGTCGGAATCGGATCGTTTTTCCCGACCGGAATCACATACGCAGTTAATATCGGACTCAGATTCGGAGACGATAATACGACTATCTCCATTAAGTGCGAACATTTATGCTCCCATCCAATCGCACCGCATCATACATGGACAAAGGGTGAATATACTCTTGATTCCGGGTTCGAGCGAGTATATGTCGAGGTACGCGGAAAGATTTAAGTTTCATACTTAATCCATACAACAATCTGCGCATTATCGAACGTTGCGGCGTCATATTCTCCTCCGACAACCCTATATGGTCTAACAAAATGCAAATGATTTGAAGTTATAGTAAATCTATTCAAAGCGACCTCTGGTGCGCAATCCGCGTTATTCGCCCTTGAAAATGGTGAAGATTCTGACCCGTCATCTGATGTAACCTGCGCTGATGAATCAATGAGTCGTGATAGAAGTGTATTGTTTGGACAATAGAACGGGAACTCGTATTCCGTAGCTGGTAAAGCATCAAGATCGATATCAAAACGATACAGCGTTTCGGTAATATAGATTAAAGATTCCGCACCACTCTCATAATTAACAATCTCTGTTACACCTCGGAATCCCCGCTTCACGTGTTCGCAGTTTACGACGCGGCCGAGCGCGAGAGCAGTCCGAAGGAACACGACGCCGACGAGTCGCTTGCTCGCTGTCATGTAGTACCCTTGTTTCGATGCGTCATACGCCGCCTTGACCGTCGTAGGGATCAGACTCTCGTCTGTCGCTCCGGCGATCGCCGCAATCGTCAACGTGGCTGCAATACCGACGATCGAGAGTTCCACTTGATGCCAGCAATTCGCGGTCATGCCAGCGGTATCGATATCTCCGTCAGTCGTGCACTCGATCACGCCGCGTGTCACTCCGTCGTCTATCCCCGCGAATCCTTCGCGCATATTCAAGGCTCCGCCGTTGTTGTACAGTTCGAGCGAGAGCGCTCCGAGGCCGCCAGCTCGCGTTTGTGCTATCAGGTACGGTGCCCATGCTCCGTTATCGCCAAAGGCCGCCGGTTCGCGCGTGTAAGTCAATACAGGTGCTGCCATGTTATACCCCCAGGCTGATTTTTAGATCAGCAAGCTTTCTATCTACGTCTACGATCGCGTCTTCGAGCCGAGCCGGAATCAATCCAAGCTCGATCGAGCGCGTCGCTTTCTTTCCGTTTATCGTGTATTTAATTTCTTTAATCGCGAGCGTGTCGTCCAGTATCTTCCATTCCGATACCGGTCCACCGCCGAATAACCCAGACCCGAATAGTCCTGCTCCGAATGCGGTGCCTGCCACCGTAATCTGTTGTGTCGGTGGAGTCGATCCGATTACTCGGATGTACCCATCGGCGACCACCACGTCAGGAAAGTTATCCTCTATTTTCCACTCGATCGACGCCGACCGAGTCGTGCGTTCTTTCTCCGCAAGGATTCCCTGCGCCCAGAGTACCGCGTCCGCGTTCGACACGTCAGGAGCGGTGACTTTCTCTTCCCATATCTCGTTATCCTCGGTCGAGTTGAGCGTATCCAAATACACACCATCCTTGTCGAGGACGACGATCCGCGTGCGTGCTTCGTTCGAGTCTTCCGGCTCATATGACTGAATGCTATATTTCCCGCTCGTACCGACCGTGAGAATCTGGACCACTTTATCGAGACGCGGACGGAAAAAGAAATACCCATCCTTATCTACGCCGTACATATATTCGACGCCTGACGAGTTCGCGATCTTGAGCAGCGCGTCGAACAGTTCGCCGACTGTCGAGTAATTCGCCGTCAACGACGTGATCGTGATAGCAGGGCAGTCGATACGGTCTACCGAATACGCGATCGGCGTAACCGGCACAAGGATATTCTCGACGACATCGATCACGATCGTTTCGATCAAATCTGCCGCATATGAGAGCGATCCCGTGAGAATGCGCTGGAAATAATCATTAAACCCGAATCCTGAATACTCGAATCCGCGTTTCGTTGAACCGAGGATCGGCACCTTTCGAACGGCTCCGGTGTAGAAATACTGGTCCGAGTTGAACAGTCGAATCTTGATCCTGTCGTCTTTCGCAATCGATACCGCTTCCGCGAACTGTAACGAAAACGAACCGCATCCACGCTCGGAATGAGAGAACGCGATCCCGGACAGCGGAGACGCACCAGCTTGAAACATATTGCGAAACTGATTATTCTTGTTCCACACCCATACCTGGATCGGGACGTTGACCGGGAAGACTGGAGACGTGCGACCGTAGAGGCCGCCGCCGTATACGTCGAGACCGTAGAATCCGCTCATGCGTAAAGTCTCCGGAACGAGACCGTGATCGTACAGGCCGAGCCTTCGTATTCCAGATTGTTCTCCATCGGCTGCAACCGTAGGAACGCGGACCCCTCGATGATGAACTCTCGCGCGTCGTTTCCATTCATCGTGATATATCCGGTTTCGGAATCGATGATCAGCTGTGATCCGACTACGAATAACGGATTCTGATACTCGAAGACGACGCCGCCGTCGTCCAGATTCTTGATCCGGATCGCCGTCACGTCTGCCGCCTGATCCGCGTCGATCGTAATGATTGGCATCATGATATGATCCGAATCGGACGCGTCAACGGTGAGCGTATCGTCTCCGGCCACTACCTCCGTATCATCGGTGTACGTTGTATCCTGCCAGTACGGGAACGCAGCGATGAAATCAATCTGAATATCACGAGCGAGCGGGTATCTGATCCACTCGCTTTTAATCTTCGCGTTTCTCACATCAATCGAACGCGATACCGTATCGTTCGCAATCGATAACAGTCCGCCTTTTCGACATGCGACAACGAGCTGACGCATCGCGGTTTCGAAATCATCTTGATCGTCTCGCGCGAGTTTCCCGTTGATCGTAATCTTTCTACCGGACGACATCCCGTCTGCGGTTTCGATCCCTCCGTTCGCATACGCGCGGTCGACCAGTGCGGATCGCGCATCGATCGCGTCTTCGTCGATGAAAAAGCAGTCATCGAAATAATAAATATTTCCGTTATCGTCGGTGAGTTGTAACGAATAGATCGAATCTCGCGTGATTATTCTCATCTGGCCCTCACTGCCGTTTTGACTCGGCGTGCCATCTCTCGGCTGTACCGATCTTCGTCCATCGATGTATAGATGCCGCCGAAATCGTTGTTAATATTGATATCGCCGGAGACGCCCTGGCCTGCGTTGATCATAGCTAACAGGCGAGTCTGTTGCGCCCGATTGAGTATCATCTCCCCAGAGTTGACCATAGCCGTCACTCGGTCGCCAGTGAAACTCTCACCGGGTACGATACCGCCAGTCTCGAACGACGGTGCCTTCGGCTCGCTCGCCATCACGGTTCCGACCTGTACACCAGCGAGTGTTGTCGCGATAGCGATCGCAGGGATGTTGAACGGGAACAGCGCAGAGTTCCACGCGTTCAGGATAGCCTGAGCGCCGGACGCCACCGCGAGCGCGAGATCGAACTGCCATTTAGTCTTCGCCGCTTCATACTCCAGCTTCGCCCGTTTTTTCTGATACTCTTCTTCGATCTTCGCTTTCTTGAGCGCCTTCTGTTTCTCGGCGATGACCTGAGCATCGCCGCCTTTGACCGCCGCGTCGAGTTCGTTCTGCGCGGATGATACCGCAGATTCTTCGGATACTCCGGCTGCTTCGAGTTCGGCCTGCATCTGTTCGTCGAGTTCTGCAAGCCGGTTTTCGTTGATAGCGGAGAAGAGGCCGGAGAAAGCGGATATAAGATCGGGCGCACCAGCTGCTATGGTATCGATCATATTCGACATGTTTTCTTCGAGCTGTTTTGCCGCTTCCTCTTCTCGCTTTTCGCGAGCGGTCTGAAATTCTTGATCCATCTGATCGACTGTCTGATAATATTGACGATATTGACTTATTTCATCGGCGTGCAGTTCGGTCACTTTCTGATGATAGATATCGAGGGCGCCTGTCGCAGGAGTCGCTGTCCCTCCCGCTGTAGCAGGTGCTCCTTTCGCGACCTCTGCTTTCTTTTTCGCGACAACTGGATTATCGAATTCATTTATCTTCGAAAGCAAAGCGAGCCGCTGCTTTTCGAGTTCGTTCAGTTTTGCCTGAATCTCTGCTGCTGCCGTATTGCCTTCGTTCATGCGAGCAATCACGCGCTCGCGTTCTTTTGACGTAAGGTTCCGTCCTTTTTCCGCAGTCTCCATCGCGAGCGCAGCGTCAATTTCGGTCTGGCTCACCTGTTTTGTTTTTAGTTCTGTTTCAAGCAGTCGTTTCTGTTCGTTGATCGCGAGCCGTTCGCGTTCGAGAAGCTGGCGGTTTACCTTTCGAAGCGCCTCCTCGTTGAGATCGAGCGCACCGGTCTGACTATCGATGTACTGGTTCAGCTTCGGATCGATCTGAAGAAGCCGTTTCTTGATCTTTTCCATTTCAGCGAGGTCGGCAGTCGTCTTCGTTTGTGACCGCTGTAGTTCCAGATACCGCTTCGACATCTTTTCGAGTTCAACGTTCTCTGCCCGTGTCCGCCCTACGAGCGTATTCATTTCTCCGGCAGTTCCGGAGAACACGTCACCGAGTGACAGAACCGCACCGATGACCGCGCTGATAATATGAAGAAAGCCGGTCAATAGATCGATAATAACGCGGAGCGCCGGAGCCATAAGACTACCGAGCCTGATGGATAACCCCTCGTATGCATTCTTGAGCATATCCAGCGATCCGTTGAGCGTATCATTCTGAGTCGCGTATGCTTCGGCGGCGAAGTTTGTGCCAGTGACCGACTTCGTATATTTCTCGATCTCTTCTCGACCTGCCTGTAAAAGCTTGATCATTGCAGGACCGGCTCGATCGCCGAATACCTGCATGATCTTTCCGCCGTCGTTCATGATCGGGTTAAGGTTTTCGATGATCTGTGCGAAGCTATTCGTCGCCGGGTTCGTTTTGTCAAATGTAATCCCGAACTCTGCCAGCTTTTTTGTTGCCGGAGAAACAGCGTTCGACAGATCGGCAAGCACCGATCGGAGCGCGGTTCCGGCCGTACTCGCTTCGAGCCCGTTATTATACAAAATCGAGAGCACGCCGACCGTGTCTTCGAGCGACATGTTCATCGATGCCGCGACCGGGCCGACATATGACATCGACGTGGCGAGCTTGTCGATCGTTGCCTGTGATACCGCACAACCTGCCGCCATCACGTTCGCGACGCGTCCAGCTTCCGCTGCCTGCAAATTGAACTGGCTGATCGTCGCCGTAACCATCTCGGACGTGAAAGCCAGATCGCTCTGCGTTGCTCCGGCGAGCTGGAGAACACCATTGAGTCCGTCCATGATCTGCGTCGCGTTCCAGCCCGCCGACCCGAGATAGTACATCGCGTCTGCCGCTTCTTTTGCAGAGAAGCGTGTCGTCTCTCCGGCTTCGAGCGCGGCCGCTTCGAGTTTTTTGAAGTCTTCTGCTGACGACCGCGTGACCGACTGAGTGTTCGCCATCGCCTGCTCGAAGTCGCCGAACATCTGAATACTTTTTTTCACGGCCATCGCGACAGCGGTGAAAGCAGCGACTGCCCCTATGTTGAACGCCGAAAGAGCCTTCGTGGCGGTTCCGGCTCCGTTCGACCAGTTCGCGCCGAATTGTCCAGCATGTTGCGCGTTCCGCGCAGCGAGATTGTCGAACTGAGCGTTCACAGACTGGAGATCGCCGCGCAGTTTATCGAGTCTGACACGGACATCTGAATAGATGGAGCCAGCATCAACCGGCATTCTCTCTCGCTTCCTCTCGACGCTGATCGAAGACCGACCATGCGCGGAGATTGATATCATCGATCATAAACTGTGTAAACTCGCCCGGCAGATGATCCGATGGATTATCCTTCCCACGATCTGCCAGATAAGCGGCCTCAAAAAGCATGTCCTCCGTCACCTTTTTGATATCGCTTTTCCCGATCCCGAGCGCGTATGAAACCACGCACCCGACGAAATCGTCAGGGAGAAATAGATCGATCCATATCCGCAGGCTGTCGCGCTCTTCCTCCAGCGTGTTGAGCTTCGGACCCTTGAAACCGGATGCTTTGAGTTCCGCAATCGTCGCGTCGATCTCTTTCAGCTTCGATTCGAAATACTCGAACCGATATTTCGTCAGCGTTTCGAACAGCTCGTCGTATGTCGGAGCGACGAGCGCGGCCTTGAGAATCTCGCGGTGTCGTTCCGCGAATGCGACGATCTCGCGTCGCTTGAAATGCCCTCCCTCTCGTTTAAGCTTGTCATTGAACGACTCGATCAAGCTAATATTCCCGCACGCGCGAATCTGTACCGCGTTAAGTTCCCGAACTATGATCGGAACCATCCGCCCGCAAAGCGGAGCCATGAGCACGGGGAACTTCGCGATTTCGATCTCTTCAAGCAGGCGCTTCCGCGCCTGCTCAAGAGTGATTCGTTTTTGTTTCATTACACGTTGTCGATATCGAGCGCGTTGAAATCCGCGACCGAAAGCCGTTCACGAATGATCGCTCCGGTTTTAACACCGAGCGCATCTTCGTAATTAGTGCACGTGATATCGTAGTTCATGAGCTGGATCGCTTTCTCTTTCGTCCGCTCGCCGACCGACCCGGAACAGGTGAGATACACGGTCCGTTCCCACGCTGAGACTTCGTTCTGTTTGTTCGGACCTTCGTCATAGACCGGGTTGAACACTTCGATCTCGAAGTAGATTTTCGGCGTTCCCGAATGCGGATCGTGATACGCTCCGTTCGAGTCGATGTATCCGTTCTCGACCAGCTGCTTGAGGTAGAAATCCGTCTGAACGTCGACGATCTTGAGAGTCGCGCCTTTCTTGTATCCATCGATGATGATATCGATAGATGCACCGTTCGCGGGCTCTTCCGAGATCGTTTCGTCATCTTTCTTCGTCGGCGTTTCCGCGAGTGATTTGATCGTGTCCGAAAGAATCAGCTGCTGCCCGAGCCCCTGCCCGATCATGATCAGTTTCGCGAGATCGCCATACGTCTGGATGTACTCCGGATCGTCCGTGCCGTTGTACACGATAAGAACACGTCCAGTTCCCGCCTCTACTGATGCGAGCATGTCCGCAGGTGCGGCCACGTTGATCCTCGCGATGACCTCTGCCGCAGTGACAGCCGTCAGGTCCACGACTCCAGCCGTGAAGTCTACGTTGACGGATGCTGCAACATCGTTGTCGAATTTGAACGTCAACGGAATTGCTGCCGGTGTCGCATATCCTGAGAGATCGAATGGACCGGTCCCTCCTACGATTCGACCGTTTCCGGTGAGTGCGTCATACGCTCCGTCTGCCTGGAGCCCGTCATACTCATCGTTCGTGTCGTATCCGCCCTTGATCCTTGTGAGATCGTCGTTGAGGGCACGAAAGCGGATACGGGAAATTCCCTCGTGGAAATAGGCGTTTGCTCTTACAGCCATAATCGCCCTCCTTTAAAATTTTATCGACGGCTCAAGGAATACACGTTCCTTGCTGATTGTGCCGTCGTCGTTGCCAGGTATAATCTCATTCCCTCCCTCGAACCCACCGTCGAGTCGATGCAAGCATCCGTGACGGTCGTAATCGGTGTAGAATGAGAGAAGGTTTGACAAGTCCTCGCGGACGTAATCGTCAAGAAAAAGCTGCTGACCCGGCAGCATGTGCGTCGTGACTCGATATCCGATATATCCGTCGAACGAGTCCTCGACTCGAACCACCACATATGGCGGTTCCGGCATAGGAGACGATCCGAATGCGACCACATTCGCGATGCGTCCCGTCTTCAATTGCTCGATCACTTTCGCTATCATCTACACGTCCCCGTAAAGAGCCTTGACCTCTGCGATAAACCGACCAGCAAACCGCTGAATGATTGGCCTGATTGCTTCGTATCGCCGATCGTTCGCGAGTTCGACGTATACGCCATATCGAACTCCGTGAGCCAAGAACCACCGAATAATGACCGACTCCGTGCCACCGAGGATATCAGCACCCGTGAACATCCTCGCCGCCGCCTGTCCCGTCCGGTTTGTCCAGAACTTGCCTCGACTGTTCGGCGTCGCGGGCTGCACGCTCCTGAAATAATTCAGTGCTATCGCCGCCCATTTGAGGCAGATCGCATACACTGCCGCTTTCCGGCGTTCGAAGATCGACGTTATGTTTCGTTTGACCACAGATACATCCATCTGCCAACAGCGCCCCCGATAAAAAATTGATCGCGTCGATCGCTTGCATCGGCGTCAATAACTCGATCCCATTATACGGATTCACGATACATGCTTCGTCGTGTCGCACCTCGGAATCTTTCACACTTCCGAGGTGCTCATCTATCTGCCTGCTTATATTGCTGTTCACGCGTCCACCTCCGATGCTAAACGGATCGGTGCGCGATATCCGATCGTTCCACCCCATCGATGTTTTTCGTCTATGACTCCGATCCTCCAGCGTTTTCCGAGTGCCTCGAATATCTCATCCTTGTACACCGTTGTCCGATAATCACAGATGATATATCGCTGCGGGTCTTCGGTCAGACCGACTGGCGACACGACTTCATCCTGCTTCCGTTCCTGACATATACGTATACGGGCTGTTTCCGCACGAGCCGTTCCGAAAGGGTCTTCTACCAATCCGCCGAATCCGTTATCGACCTTCGGTTTTCTGAATATCACGATCAAGATTGGGTCTTCATCGATCTGACGAAGCCATGCATCACGCGCCTGTTCGAGAGCCGCGCTCACAGATTACCTCCAGCGATATGATGCCGAACCGAACGCGTGCGAAAATATTTGCCAGTCTCGACGCTCGTGTTCTCCGCTTCCTGCTCCTTGAATTCCTCAATAATACCTTTATAATATGCGTACAGATCGCGCAGGTTGTTGTACTCGACCGAGTCCGCACCGTTCGCGATCCTGACTGCTGACATCTTCGAGCCGATTCGTGTGAGGATCAACCGGATCGCTCTATATATTGACGTATCGTGTCCATAAGAGTCAAACAGATCACCGATAATGGTATCGGAAAGCCACATCTCCGGCTCAAAATAATCAGTCAGTGCCGCTCCTGAAAGCTTATACGTCTGATAATACCGTCCGGAATCGATCGCCTGATAGACGGTCTGTTTCCCAGGGACCGCAGGGAGAAACGCGCTAGACGCGACCTGCTGAATATCGGTCGATCCTGTCGGATCGTTTATTACGAGCCGAATCGCTTTGATCTGATCAAAAGTCGCCATTATTTATCCTCCGGAATGCGGAAGAACCATGTGTGATCGGCTCCGAGCACGACTCTGGCTCCAATCTGTTCGTCCACGGCTCGCTTCACGTCGCCGTTCTTGTTCGCGTAATCGTGACCGCAGAGCAATCCGCCCGGTTTCACTTTCGAACGCCACGCGATGATATCTCGCCTGCATCCTTCGTATGAATGGTCAGCGTCAATAAACACGACATCTAGAGAATAGTCTTCAAACTGGTCGGCTGCATCTACAGTATCGGCCTTGATAATATGCGCACGCTCGCCGAATGGACGGATCGCATTCACTGAAAGATGATACGCCGCGTTAAACTCGTCTCGATTCTTTTCCGCGATCTCAGCACCGCTCCCTAAATAACTCGACCCATCAAGAGGCGGATCCCAGGTATCGACTCCCCACCATTCGAGACGCGGGATCATGGCGAGCAACCGGCCTGCCTGGATACCGTGCCAGACGCCGAGCTCGACCATTTTGATTTTCCCTTTGACTCCGAGCGTCCGCTCGAATATCTCACTCCATCGTTTCCTACTGCTCTTTTTTTTCGTTGTCATGCGTGTACCCTCCGCCTGCGATTGATATTTCTATGCACTCTCGATCTCTCGATGATCGGTTCGGTCTGGATTACATCAAGAGCGTTCGGCGGGTATTTCTGTACGCCGCATTCATGCGCGGTCTTCCTCCACACCTGAACCGAATGGCGCATCGGAATCTCGACAAGCGATAAAGATGATGGCATCATCACGTTCTTTCGCGTTCTGCTTTTGATATGCAGGATACGCGGTCCCGGTTCTCCGTGCGAAGGCCACGGCCATTTATCACGGCACCAGTTCCATTCTCGACAATCGAAAAACTTGATCTTGACCCCTTTGTAGTTCTCCATCATCCAGCCGAGCGACGCCTGATTCATTCCTGCGTATTTGAGCCGATATCGAGTATGGAGCGCCTTATCCTCTTTATACATTCTATGATCGATCTCGCCCCACTTGTGAATGAATCCGCGCGCCGCATCGTTGTTCCGAACAAAAACCACACCGCCATTATACGGGAGCCGGTCCTGCTGCCCGTCGGTTTTCCCTGGTCGGACGACCGGCGCTTCCTTGAGAAACTTCTCGAACCCGGGTAGCGCAGTGATACCGATATCAAAATCATCGTTGAACGCATCCGACAGATCGCGCAAAATAAGCATGTCGGAATCGATCAGAATTACGTCGTCGTTCGTGCGATCCATCGCCTTGACCCATTCGGAGAACTTGTGATGGTTCGAATCGAACGCTTTTTTTGCCGACATAAGCTGCGGCGCTTTGATATGCGTCATCTCCAGCGGCGTGTTCGGCGAGTTTTTCTGGACACTATACTCCATCACCTTCGCGAGCTTGATGTATGTTTCGTCACCGCTGTATGCGAATACGTTCGAAAGCAGTTTCATTTCACCTCCGCCCATGGTTTGCCTCGAAGATATCTGAAAACCGTCGCCGATGTTCCAGGCATCCGGCCCTGTGTATGTTCAAAATGATTGATATTCTTTTTCATCCAGTCGTGCTGGAAACGAAGTCCGCGGTCCTCTGGATATCGTTCGAAATACCAGAAATCCATGAGCACTATGACAGTCTCATTTGGAATAAACGACGGACCGAACGTCCTAAGCGCATGAAGAAATTCTTTCTCCCGCTTGCACGCGTCGTCGACGTATACCGCGATTGGTTGACCGTTCCATTTCGCTTTCATGATCTCGCCCTGATGGAATGCGACATGTTCAGCGAGCGATGGAGTAATCAAACCGCGTACCAGATCAACCGTTGAATCACCAGCCTTGACGACGATCCCGTGCGTCGCTGCTTTTTGTATCTCGCTCTGATTCGCTTTGAATCGATCGAACGCATGGACCACTACACCGCGTTTCGATTGCGCGACCCCGAGCGCCAGCTGTGCTGTTCCGGCTCCGAGCCATGAACCGAGTTCGACGATCGCCTGACCTTTTTGTGCTCTCGCAGCCCACTCGCGGAGATACCGTCCGATCTCGCGACCGCCCATCGACGGGATGCGCCGAATCGCTTCCGGAATCGTATCGTCATCCATAGCGAGATAGTCCACCGCCATCCTTCGTTCAATATCGTCGTTCACGTTCGGATTATTCTCCCACCAGTCTTTATCCCATTCCTGGTTGTACTCTTTCAACCGTCGATCCATTCGTTTTGCCATATCGACGGCTTCGCGAAGCATGGCGCGGGTACTGATATCGATCTGAGTATCGCCCTGATGGATATCGTTGATCTCGCGTAAAACTTCGCAAACCGTGCGGCTGTGTGCCGCGTCTCTCATGCTCACCTTCACCACCCCGCGCCCTCTTAAAAGACGGGGGAGCCGAAGCTCCCCCGCTTTGGAGGGTAAAGAGCCCCGAGAGGGGCCAGGTTTATTATGTTTCCTCGTCGAAGACAGGTAGTTCGATCTCGACGCAGTATCCTGTACCTGCATCGAGTCCGGCTGCTTCTCCGAGCCATTCGTCGCGATAGCCAGCATGTACGCAGTACCACGCCCGCTCCTCTCGCGAGAGCGAAAGCACGTCACCGCGACCGACTTCCTGCGTGAGTCCACGTTTCGTGAAAACCCAGTTCGGAGCGTTCGATCCGACCACGAACAGATACGCTTTTCCTTCGGGTACGCCAGGGTATTCGAACGCCTGCGGTCCGACATTGAGCGTGTCGCCTTTGTACTGCCAGACTTCGTCGATCCCGAGTGCGCCGATCGCAATCGTGGACGCGTTCTGGAGTCCAGGAGCCAGCTGTCCGTTGATGATCTTCTGTACGTCTGCCACGATGTTGTTGTTCCGAACAAGGAGCACGACGCGCTGAGGCGTTATTTCCTGTCCGGTCTGCGGATCGGTCAGCTCCAGGAGCTTCCGAAGCGCGTTGCGAAGCGTGTGGTATACGCTCAGATCGTAGAGCAGCTGACCGTTCGCGTCGTAGAAGTACGACGGAGCGACCTGCTGTGAGAGCGGCCAGAGCGCGTTGATCGAGTAATCGACCAGCGTCCCGATACCGTTCAGGCTGTTCCGGAGAGCCGTATACGCGCGGACCACCGCAGCGTTGACTTTCTGGAGCGAGTAGATGCTCGTGTTATAGAGTTCGTCTTCGAGCGACCGCGAGTGGCCGATCCCGTAGATGTCCATCGTTACCGTGCCGTCGTCTCCGGTCTTCTGCTGGATCAACGGAACCGAGTCACCGGACCCCTTGATCTTTTTGAATACACCAGTAAACGGCAGGAACTCTTGAAGCACTATCGCCCTGGAAAAATCAGGCCGCACGATCTCGTTCGCGATCTCGGACGTGAAGTCCATATCGCTGAGCCGTCTGCGGGTGATATCGATCCTGATGCGATCGATCAGATCGTAGTAGTCTCCGGGAAACTGGTTGATATTCATGACGCTCTTGAACCGATCGCGCCACGCGCGGACCTTCTTGATCGAGTCCTCGATCTTGTTCCAGAGGTCTGCGTATTCTTTCGTATTCTCCCAGTTCGCCGATTTCGCGACGACTATTGATTCGAGCGGTGTGCCGTCCGGTTTCGTCACCGCCTCGTCGTTCGCACGGCTGAACACCTCTTCGCCTTTTGCCTTACCGTAGTAAGAGCCGGAGAGGATACCAACTTCGTTCTGGACTCGCCGTTTAAGCAGCTCGTCTTGTGTCAAAATAGTTGCCATCTGTGTACCTCCTCTCCTTATGTTTCAGCGTAGAACGCTTCGCGGACCCAGTAGCGCCGTTTAAGGAACGCCACGACTCCGTTATCGGACAACACGGCGACCGACGGGCCGAGCCCGTAAAGGTTGTTTGCCGAAGTGTCCTGCACGAGACCCGTTGCCGGATCATACCATACTTCCTGACCCACGGTCACGAACGTCGATCCGACTGCGACCTGCGCGGTCAAGATCACGTCTCCGTCTCCGATATTGAGCGAGCCTTCATACCCTGCTTCAATATCCTCGTCAGCGATTCCGACGAGCGGACCGAGAATCACGACATCGCCTTTGGCGACGTCGGCCCCGGTGTCATTCGTCCACGGGAACGCGTGATTATTCGGAGGGTCCATAGCGACGTAGAAATTCTCGTCACCAGTTGTGTCTTCGTTTACAGGAAAAGCCATCTTCCTGCCTCCTTACACTACATCGACGCGCCGTTTGCCGACGCCATCGACCGGGGGTTTGTCCGAATGCTCGATCACGTTGATCGAGTTGTATACGTCCGCCCGTTTGCCTGCGAGTTCGAGCGCGATGTCGTCCTTCTTGAAAGACTCGATCTTCGCGTCGATCTCTTTTATTGACACTGCCGCAAGCTGCTGCCCTGCGTAGGCTCGCAAAACATTCTTCTTGCCGTTCTCCTCTACTGCTCCGAACGCCGTATCGAGCGCAGCGTTTCTCACCTTCTCTTCATTGGCCTTCTGGTCGGCCTGGAGCTGTCCGACGAATGCGACCGGATCAGTGATCCCGAGAGCCGTCAGTTTATTGACGATTTCGAGAGCCGACCGGTGGTCTGCCGTCATGAGCTTGTCAGAGAATCCGAGATTTGTTGCTATCTCGGCATACGTGAGATGCTCGTTCGTGATTGCGTTCTTCAGGAGCTGGATTGCTTCGTCGCGTGTTTCCACGTTGTTTCCTCCTGATCTATTTTTCTTGGCCTGCGTCTGAATGAGCCTGATTGCTTCACCGGCGAGCGCGGAGACATCGTGACGTTGTGCACGACCTGCGCGACTGGCGGTTATTCTCAGAGCTGATTGATAGACTCTGCCATCTTTTCCCCATGGATATCTTTTTCCAGAATCGAAATACTGAATATCGCCATCTTTCTCGTCCCATGGTCCTGGATCAATTTCGCCATCGGCGATAGACGATCTGATTTCAGCGAATACCTCGTCCGGAATAGATTCGGTTTTCTTATTGATGAGATTGAGATACTCGCACGCTTTGCGCGCGTCCTCGTTCTTGTTCGGCAGCGACACGCTCTTGACCATCGCCTGAGCCTTCGCGACATCGCTGGACCGGTTCTCAGCAGCTCCGGACGATTCGAGCGAGTCAGCGAATCCCTTCTCGACGATCTCTTTCCCATAGTAATACGTTTCCTCGTTCATCTCAGCGAGGATCGCTTTCCGATCGCGCTTGCTTTTTTTCGCGTATGCGTCTGCGAGTACGTCGTTAAGGCGTTTCAGGTTGTCGGCCTCTTTTTCGAGTGCTCGATAGTCTCCGAAGATCGCGTTCATCGCGTTATGGATCATGAAAACTGAGTTGTCTTTCGCCACGACCAAGTCGAACGCGGTCGAAATATACGACGCGGCAGAGGCCACCAGACCATTGAGCACGAGCGTCTTCTTGCCTTTATATGAGCTGATCGCGTTATGGATGACGAATGCTTCGTAGAGATACCCGCCGACCGAATCGAGCTCGATCGTGATCTCTGCGCCACCAGCTTCGTCGAGAAGAGTATTTATGACTTGTGGTGTGATCTCGTTGCCGATAATTCCAGAAAGCTTAATTGTTTTCACCGTTCAATATACTCCTTTCGAGAGAAATGTCAAGCGGCAAATGGTAAATATTTTGTATCGTACCATTGCTGTATATATTCCACGTTGTCCCCGCGCACCCACGCGCGGAGGTCAGCCGAGAACTGTCGGAGATCGCGGAACCGAGGCTGTACCGTGCATAGACAGTTCGGATGCGGATATCCCGGAACCTGTTCCGCGGTATAGGGGCCGTTCTTCTCGTGCTTTGGACACTCGCAGTTCCAGTCTTCCGACGAATGGCGTATCCAGTCGTACAGCCCAGAACACGCCGGGTTGAGTTCGCCGGAACGGATCGATGCATCGCGGAGCGACTGATACAACTCCGATCGCACGAGCCGCAAGGCGGAATAGTCCACATTCTTGTGGATACGTGCTCGCCATTCCGCGGTGCCTCGAATAAGTCCGCCGTATCGCTTCGCGAGCGCACGCTTTCCGTAGCGCACATAAACAGTGATGTCCTCCGCGATTTCCAGTACATCACGCCCGAGCGCGAACCCTGTTTCGATAACGCGCTTGATCTGTTCCTGAAATAGCGTCCCGGTCCTCCAGACACGCTCCGAGAACGTGTAGCCGTCCGTCGAGAGCCTCGTGACCATAGACTCCAGAAACGTCCGGTCGAGCCCGATGAACATATTCATGATACCCGAGCGGGTGATTTTTCCATCCGTCTCTCCGACGAGGTCGAACAGGTAATCCTCGGTGATCGAGAGTGCCCGATCCGAGCCAGATAGCACTGCAGACCCGAGCGAGTCTTCGAGCGTCGCAGCGATATCGTATGCGGCTTGTTCGAGCTGAGTCTGTATCTGGAGCCATGACGCCGACGTGAGATCGGAGAGTTCATCGATCTGCGACATCATCACCTTTTGAGCAGCCTTTCCGGCGGCATCGAGCATGACCGTCTTGATATCGGCCATGACCTCGCGTGTCAGTTTCGCGAACCGTCTACGAGCTGCACTATACGCTGCCTCGAACTCAGACTGCGTCTTCCGTACCGTCTTTCAAGAGATCGTCTTCGCTTTTCAGGTCTGCTATTTCCGAATAGGAAGAATTCGTAAACGCCACATGCTTCGACATCTCGGAAAGCCCGATCACGTACTGCTCAAACTCCTGTTCTGTCGCCGACGGATAGAACCGTTTCCAGAGCGCATACTGCTGTTCTTTTGTAAGCGATGCCGATTTCGTGAGCGCCGCCATTCCGGTAGAGAATGACGCAAAGATCGTCGCCTTCGTCGATTCCGGGATCAGCTCAAGCGTATTCCAGCCGATCTCGATCGGAATCGCCTCAGTCCCGCGCATCCCTGCGGATCGCTGGAGTCGAAGCGTATCCGAGAACAGCCGCGCGTATGCCTCGCTTTTTTGGTTCTGTTTATCCTTGACATAATTGATCGCGATGTCCAGCTGGTTATCCGCGCTCGCTATGTTACCCTCGACCTTCGTACCCCAGAATATCTCCGGAATACCCGACCCCTGTACGAGCTTCCAGAATATCTGTGTGAGCTTTTTTAAATGTGCCTCGCTGATATTGTTCGGCCAGAGCACTTCGGTGCGCTCCTTGTCGGTCAGGTTGAGCACAAAATCGAGAGAGGCGATATCGAGCGTCGCGGTATCGATACCATTATTATCACGCCATGCACCAACATCGGTCACGTACTGGATCAGCTTCGGTTTGTACTTGACGAGTATCTCCGACAGCGCGAGATCGGTGTCATGGTAGTTCTTGAGATCGCTCAGGATGCGTTCGTAGTCGGAATGGCCGCGCACTTCGTCACCGTCCCGCTGGTTCGTGAACGGGATCGGCATGATCCCGAGCTGGTTACGATACCGAACGCTTCTCGATTCGGGCGGCAGCTGGTCAGCGCCTTCGGTCCATTCCTCTATGATCTCCTCGATCGAGAACGACCGCTTTCTTCGCGCATACGCAGTCTGATTTTCGCCTATTGTGATCGTGAGCTGTTCGTCAGTCAGTATCTTGAGTACGACTCCGGTCCGTAGATCGCGCACGATATCGCAGATGGACACGTCCGGAATGAACTCCCAGACGACACGTCGTTCGGTCGCCGAGTAGAACGGAAACACCCATTGCGTGCCCTCGCGATGAGCACCCTTGTGAATGTTTCCGCAGTCTCCAGCGTGTTCGGCCACGAGCGCGACGAGTTCATCCTGCGTCGCCTCGTTATCGATCCGCGGGACCGGGAGACCCATCAACCAGAGCGGGACTGCGATCGGAGTGAACGCGAGTGCGCCGGCCAGTTTGAACCCTGGGTATGAGTTGTGCCAGAGTCCGCGCGTCAACTCCTGATTGACGGTGCATCCGTCAGTCCAGTCTCGAACGAACGGACGTCGAGGAACCGACTTGGCCGGATTCTGCAGGTCTTGTGTTTCTTGCGGTTTCCCCCATGTGCGATCGAAAAGAGTCTGAAAAAAACTCATCTATGCCTCCTACCGCCCGCGAGCGCGTCGCGCGGCCATCTGTTTTCTGGTTTCGTCATCGAACAGGATCGTGCCCCCTCGATAGAAGCAGAGTAGAAGCCCGTCCGCGCGGTCCGGGGAACGTCCGAACCGCTTTTTATACTCATCTTTCGCCTCTATCTTCGTCCTGCTGTCGTTCGTGTATCCGTACTTTCGGCCGGTCAGCTCGATCAGTAATTCATTATCGTTCGGTATCTGCGCCTGATCGACGGGAAACGTGAACCACATCTCATCTGCAATCGTGGTATACTTTGTTTTATCGTTTGGCACGCCTCCGAAGTTGACCTGGTATACCTTCGACGCTCCGAGCCGCTTGAGTTCGATCATCGTCGCCCAGCCCGACGGCGATCCGTCCACCTTGAACGACGTATCGGGCCTCCGATCTCCCATCTCCCACGCGATCTTCGCTGTCTTCACCGGGTCCTGCCCTATGAACGACCGCCAGTCTTTATCACTGCATACGAGCCCGCGCCTGCGATAGATCGTCGTCTCGTCGTTCCCCATCCATGCCGGATCGATCCCGACCTCTAGACCGCCGACCGCTTCGATGGATCGGTTCATCGCCGCCCGTACCTCCACGCGCGAATGCACGCAGTCGTGCCCCTGCTTGCGCGGCTGACCTCCGTAGACGTGTTCTGCCTCGTCCGGGTTGATCCGGTAGAGAGTCTCCATATCTTTCTGGAGCCCGTCGTTCCACCACGGATTATCCGCTTTCCCTGGGAGCATCTCGATCCGCAGAACGTCGTCACGGTCAGCGTTCCAGAAACGTACCGTGCACGGGTCATACTCGGTTTCCGGGTTGTAGAGAATGAACAGTCGAAAGCCTTCGTTTCGCGCGAGCGTAGGCACGAGCATTGACCACGAGTCTTCCATGATCGCGTTCGCCTCGTCGCAGATCGCGCGGTCGAACCCCTCCAGCCCCTTGAGCTGGCCCGCCGCTTTCATATCGCGCAGCCCTCGGAAGATGAAGTATGATCCGGTCGGCGACGTGATCCGCTCTTTCCCGATCTCCCATCCGGAGTACCCGAGACGGTTAATAGTATCAACGATCAACTGCCAGAGCGACTCCTGGAGCGTGAGCTGGACCTCTCGTAGACAGACATATCGATGGACCTCGTAGTGCGCTTCTTGTACCGCGAGCGAGACCGCGGACCATGACTTCGCGCCTGCTCCACGTCCACCGCGAACGGCGACGATAGGCAGCGTGGTAGAGCGCACGGTCTCCATCTTCGGTGACACGCGCTCCGAGTCTTCCTGTTCGAGGAGTTCGAGATATTCGGTCTCTTCATCTATCGTTAATGGCATTACGTTTGCGTTCCAGCTCGTCGATGCGTTTCTTTCGCTCCTCCGGTGTAATGGTTTTAACGGTGAGATTCCCATTGATCGTAATATCTTTTCGATCCGACCATCCAGCATTCTTGAGCCAGAAAATCGCACCAGTCGGGCGAGGGTTGTTGAACAGCTCGTTCTCTGCATACTCCTCGCATCGAGCACGCGCCCGTTTTATTGTGTCGGAAAAACCGTCCAATTTCGCTGCATCATAGAAAGATTGCCGACACGCATAGCCGAGAAAGAGCGCGAGACCGGTAATGGTCGGCGGTTTATATTGTTCGAAATACGCTTCGATGGCGAGTTCCATTTCTTCTGCGGTATTCCATATACGCGGTCTGCCGATCTTTTTTTTCTGAGGTTGCACGCGTTCTTTTTTATCGGCTGGTTTTTTCGAGAATATACCCATGTATTACGCCGCCTTTTTCGCCGCGCGTTTGAGAAGCAGCTTGATCAGCGGTTGTTCGCGCCATGATCCGAACTTTTTGTACGCCTCGTATGAGTTCATGAGCCGCGCGTCGGTGGCGTACCGGACAGGCAGGAAACCGTGATTCGTTTCGAACGAAGAGAGCAGTGAAAAGAAGGCTTCCTGTTTATCGAGCGTTTCGGCGAATTGAAGATATGCCTGTTCCTGTAGTTTGGTCATGCGGTAATATACGGTATTGCGTCCGGGATGTCAAGCGGAAGAATTCTCGGAGTTGACTATCGAGTCCGGTTTGTTTCATTTGTTATATATCTAGCCGGACGCGCGATCGCTTGCCGCTTCGCGCGCGGAAAAAGGTCCGGATAGGCGCTCGGATGAGATAGTCCGGTCCGGTAGTCCGGAAAGTCCGGAAAAGCTCGGTTTGTCCGGTCTGCCCGTCCGGGATGAGTCCAGTCCGGTTTGTATATATATATACAAACCGGACAAACCGGACTCACCCGACGGGTCGGGCCCCGATTCGGACTATCGGTGCGGCTACTATCCGCGCTATCGGCCATTTCGCGGAGGCAAGCGCGTCCGAGGAGAATTAATAAGAAGAAAACCGGAAACCGGACTTGACTTTTCCGGGCCGATCCGGTATTGTTTGATCATACGACGAGCGAGAGCCGCCGAACGTCGCATGGTTCGAACCTAACCCCGGGCGGCTCCCCGGGGTTTTTTATTGGAGGGACGAGTGAACGAAATAGAAAAAAGACAGAATACCTTGCCGGACAAAATTGAAGACCTTGCTGAATTTTATAGAAAGTCATCAGCAAGGTGTGACATGCTAATGGCCGGTATCGAGCGGTATCGTGGCATGAAAGACATATCGAAAGATAAGCTTGACGAGATTACGAATGTGGTACGCGAAGCGCAGGAAGAAAAACTTGACGCCGAAGTGAAGCTGGGTGACTACTTTCTGAGCGTAGCGAAGGCGAGCGGTAGGCGCACGGATTTGGAACCTGAGGTCAACGGTAAACCGAGGTCAAAAAAAGAAGTAGCCGAGTCACTCGGCTTTGACGAGAACGCGCGGAAACGTTTTCAGACTCTCGCGGCGCATCGTGATGTCGTCGAGGCGGTGAAGGCGGAAGCGCGGCAGGCTGATGATATACCGACGCGCTCGGCGGTGTTGAAAGCGGTAAAAGAAAAAGAGAAGGAACAGCGAATTGATAACGAGCAAAAACAACGAAAACAAAAAGTATCCGATATCGAGATTCGAAGCGGAGATTTTGCACAGGTGCTTGAAGACGTGTATGATATCGATGCAATTATAACCGATCCGCCGTATCCTGCTGAATATCTTGACGAGTTTTCGAAGCTTGCTGTTTTTGCTGAAAACCATTTAAAAAAAGACGGATTTCTCGTATGCTATTCTGGACAATATAATCTACCAGAAGTGATTCGAAGACTCTCTGAACATCTAACATATGTTTGGTGTTTTTGCTTATATCATTCAGGAAAAAAACAACTTGTCAATGGCGTCAATATTATGTGTGGGTGGAAGCCAGTATTGATTTTTTCGAATGGACGCAAAAAGATGCGATACTCAGCTTATGATGTAACAGTATCGGAACAAATGGAGAAAGCAAGTCACAAATGGCAACAGTCGGAAAGTGGTGTTGCACAATTGGTTGATATTTTTTCTGAGCCTGGACAACTCGTATGCGATCCGTTTGCAGGAAGCGGTACATTCTTGAAAGTTGCGCACGATAACGGACGAAAAACAATAGGAGCAGAAATTGACGCGTAAAAGAAATGATCAGCATTCTACGGAATTTGGATTATGGCTCCGCGAACAAAGCGAAATTGATTCATCGCTCGGGTTTGTCACTACAAATATTGACTACATATGGGAGAATTATAATTCAAAAAAATGGATGCTGATCGAAGAGAAGAGATACATGAGCAAATGCCCATTCTCTCAGAAAGGTCAATTCAGAAGACTTGCAAAAAAATTAAAATTCCTTGCTGATGAAAATTACTGCGGATTTCATTTAATTCAGTTTGAGAAAACCTCTCCTGAGGATGGTAGAATATACCTTGACCATAAAGAGATAACGAAAGACCAATTGATTTCTTTTTTAAGATTTGAAAGCTTGACTATTGATAAGTAATAGTATACTATCAATATCGGAGGGACGATATGATATCAGCATACATACCGGAGTCGAGGAAATGCGCGATGGTGATCGTGACGAACCTGTACGCCGATGGCTCGATCGGAACGATCCGGTATGAATCACAAAATCGAGCGTGCGTGAAGCGCGCGAGCGCGGACGCGGTGGAGAGCGAACCGAAGATGGAGATCGCGAGCGGCATTGATGAGATGCTCGCGATGTGGTTCAGGGTGTTTCCGGTATGACCGACACCGAACTGATCGAGCACGTCTGCGAGATCGCGGACCCGGACCAGATCACGCGCGAAGCGTCAGATCGGCTGACTCGGATCGCGGTCGTGTGTCTCATGTGCGAGGAAGAGCTGACGGAAGACGATAGAGCGTTTCTGACCGGCTTTTTGCCGGATAAAGAATAGGAGGGTATAATGAGTGACAGGTTGAAATTGTTCAAAGTGACGATGCCGTGGTCCGATCACGGAGGACCAATCTATATAGTATCTACAAATGAAAATATTATCGATGATCTTAAAAAATCAATCGACGAGGATGAAGGGTGTTGTACTTATTATCAAAAAATAGAAGTAATTTGTAATATGGATATCATATTAAATCCATATAAAGAAATAACTCAATTTTCAGAAACAATGGAGGTGTAGAGATGCAGAAAAGAAAGCGTGTGAATGCGAAGCAGACAGCGAAAGGCGCGTGGCAGCTCGATGTCACGGTCGAGATCGTGGACGAAACCGGGACGACTGTGCCGGACGGAGTCGTGAGCGGAGAAGTGCTCAGCCTGGTAAAACAGGTTGAAGCTGACTTCGTAGCAAGCGGGCGGAAGCTCGTCGGAGACGGAGGCGCGGAATGAAGGTGACGATCGTACTCGAATTCCATCTGCCCGAATGTGAGCTGGACGACACGACGCGCGAGACGTTCGACGATATTCGGGTGAACGCGAATCTGTGGGCGGAGAACAAGATCAACGAAGACAAGCCATTCGCATACGTAACCGATCCGAAGCTGAGCTTTTACGATGTCACGGTCGAATAAAGAAATCAGGCGCAGGGGAGCCGGTGAGCTTCTCTGCGCTCTCTGGATATGTCCGGAGAATAAACCTTTTCGAAAAGAAATAGAAAGTCTGATCGATGAGCAAAATAGAATACATGATCGAGCGAGCGTGCGCGGTCTGCCGACAGAACGGCGCGACGTGTAACCCGTTGTGCTACGTGCTCGAAGCCCGAGCTGAATATCGATTACTCACTGGCGAACGCGCGCCAGAGCCGAAACATGAACCACAACAGGAGCTGGATATCTGGTGATTGACGAAACGTTCGTTCCGCCGCAAAACGCGGAAGCAGAAGCCGCAACACTCGGCGCCATTCTCTTGTCTCCGAGTTCTCTTGAACGCGTGGTCAGTATCGTTCGAGCGCGTGATTTCTACTTCACGAAAAACCGCGTGCTGTTCGACTGCCTTCTCTTCATGCGCTGTGAAGATCAGCCGATCGATATCATCACCGTATGCGATAGGTTGCGCGAGCGCGGGCAGTTCGACGAGATCGGCGGCGCGTCGTTCGTCGCAGAGCTATCCAGAGCGGTTCCGTCAGCGGCGAACATCGAATACTATGCCGGTATTGTCGCGGAAGCGGCACGGCGTCGCGATCTAATACGGCTCGCCCAGGAAACGTATGATCTGGCGAATGACCAGTCGCGCGAAATAAAAGAGATCACGACAAACGTCTATCAGCGTATCATCGATATATCCAGCGACAGCGGGATCGATGCGAAGAACGCTTTCCAGTGGCAGGCGGAGAGCGATCTTGACTGCAGACCGGCAGACTGGTTGATCAAAGGTTTCGTCGAGCGCGACAGCCTGATGAACGACTTCGGCGACCCGGAGAGCGGAAAGAGCTTTATCGCGATCGATCAGGCGTGTTGTATCGCGTCCGGCTTATGGTGGCACGGATGCGAGACGAAACAAGCTCCGGTGTTCGTGTTCGCCGGAGAAGGTCGGAACGGCATACGGAAGCGCATCCAGGCATGGAAGCTGTACAACAATAAAGAGGCGGAGCAGTTGCCGTTGTATATCTCGTCGAAGCCCGGAGCGTTTCTGGATGTGGGCACGATGGCGTCGATCGTCCAGGCGAGTGACGATCTGGTCAGGGTCGCAGGGCGTCCCGGACTGGTGATCATCGACACGGTAGCGCGAAACTTCGGACCGGGGGATGAGAACTCGACGAAGGATATGACGGCGTTTATCGCGACGTGTGATTTATTAAAGACGAAATGGCATTGCGCGGTGAAGCTGATCCATCATACCGGCCAGACGGATAAGACGCGGGCGCGCGGCTCGATCGCCCTGCGCGGTGCTCTCGATAGCGAATGGAGCGTCGAGAAAGACGAAGACCGAATGATTCGTTACGTCTGTACGAAAATGAAAGATCACGAGCATCCTGCGTCGCTCGCGTTTCGGTTTCGAGTGCTCAAGCTAGGGTATACGGAAGATTCCGGAGAAGAGGCGACATCGTGCGTGCTCGAATCGACCGAGTGGAGCGAGAAGCCGAAGCGCGGGAAAAAGAACGGCGGGCGCTGGCAGTCGGTTATGATGGACGCTCTCGTATCCGAGATCACGGCGCGTGCGCTCCAGGATGTTGGCGTCGATATCGCGCGATGGAAGCAGTTGTGCGACGAGCAGGGTATACCGCGGTCCTGCTTCTACGACAATAAACGGACGTGGGAGTCTGACGGAACGATCGTCATCCGGTCGGGCATGGTGTTGCCGAAGGAGCTGGCATGATTAACACTGTACACCTTTGTGACTGCATGGAAATGAAAGAAAATAAAAACTATCTTATTTATAATGATGGAAAAGTATTTTCCCAAAAAGCCGGAAGATTTTTAAAACCGATATTAATGAATAATGGTTATTATTATGTAATGATAAACAGAAAAATGTATTTAATACATAGACTGGTTTTAGAACATTTTCATATAAATCCAGACAGCAAACCATGTTGCAATCATAAAGACGGTAATAAATTAAATAATAATTATGATAATCTTGAATGGTGTACTTATTCTGAAAATATTATACATGCATTAACAAACGGATTGAATAAAAATAAAGGTGAAACGCATTATCTTTGCAAAATAAATAAAAATATTGCAGATAAAATCAAAGTTGAATATGCGAAAGGAGATAAAACACAAAAACAAATTGGTATAACATTTGGATTATCGAGAAGTCATATATCTTCAATTTTAAATGGAAGGTATTGGAATGATTAATATAGTTCATAACATGGATTGTAATATTTTCATGCGCGATAAGCCTGACAAATTCTATGACCTCGCGATCGTCGATCCGCCGTATGGGATAAATGTAAATATGAATTGTGGACGTAGAAAACATGAAGACAATTTTTTTCATAAAAAATCATGGGATAAGAAACCGCCCGATAAAGAATATTTTGACGAGCTTTTTAGAGTCTCAAAGAATCAAATCATATGGGGAGCTAATAATTTTTCAAAATATTTGCCGTTTTCAAACGGATGGATTGTATGGGATAAAGAAATAACCGGCGAAGTAGATTTTTCTATTTGCGAATTGGCCTACACTAACTTTTTAAATCATATTGTTAAATATTCTTATCGTATTCAGGGCAATGTAAAAAAAGAAGGGAAGCCAATACACCCTAATCAGAAACCAATCGCTTTATATAAATGGCTCCTCAAAAACTACGCAAAACCCGGACAAACTATTTTTGATTCACATGTCGGCTCTGGCTCAATTCGCATCGCGTGTCACGATATGGGCTTCGACTTCGAGGGATGCGAGCTTGACGCCGATTACTGGCAAGCACAAGAGGAGCGATATAAAATCCGCGTTGCACAGCCGGAGATATTCGAAAAGAAGGAAATATTCGAACAGGGTAATCTTATATGAAGCAAGACTGGCCGCATCAAGCTCAAGGGCTCGCCGCGATCTTCTCCGCGTTCGAACAGGGATCGCGCTCGGTCTGTTTCCAGCTCGCAACTGGCGGCGGGAAGAGCCGGATCATCCGGCGCGTGACTGAACGATACCATGACGAGAAGCGGTGCGTGTATCTGGTTACGCATCGCAAGAGCCTGGTGAGACAGCTGGCAGACGAACTCTACGACGCGGGGATCAATTACTCGATCGTGATGCCGGGATATCCGATGCTCGGCACTCGTATACAGGTGTGCAGCCTATTCACACTCGTGCACCGGTTTGATCGGTTGCGCGAACCAGAGATGATCATCATCGACGAAGCACATCACGCGAAATGCTCGTCATATCAGTCGCTCCGGCGACGCTGGCCAGGAGCACTCTGGCTCGGATTGACGGCGACGCCACAGCGCACGGATGGGAGCGCGTTGTCCGATCTATTCGATCGGTTGATCACCGGTCCGTCCATGCGCGATCTGATCGCTGGCGGGTTCCTCTGCGATTACGATTACTACGCACCCGAAACGGTGGATATGAGCGGCGTCAGATCGACTGGCGGAGAGTATAATGCGAAGCAGAGCGCGGAGCGCGTGGACCGTGCTCCGATCATCGGGAACGCGGTTGAGCATTACCAGAGACACGCGGACCATCAACCGGCGATAGCCTGCTGCGTTTCGATCGCTCACGCGGAACATGTTGCAGAACGATTCCGCGATGCCGGATATCGAGCCCTCGCGGTACATAGCCGGATGGATGACGCTGAGATCACTCGCGGTATCGCAGGACTGCGTGACGGCTCGATCGAGGTATTATGCCAGTGCGAGCTGATCGGAGAAGGGGTCAATATTCCAGGAGCATCGGTCTTGATCCAGCTCCGGCCTACGCAGAGCATCGTCGTATATCTCCAACAGATCGGGCGAGTGTTGCGCGGTCAGCCCGGAAAACGTGCCGTAGTGCTCGACCACGTAGGGAACTGGGAGCGACATGGTCTGCCGGACGATCCGCGCGAGTGGTCACTGGACGGCACATGCGGACGACTGACGGAGCAGTCGATCTGGCGCCGGTGCGATGAGTGTCTGCGCGTGATACCGAAGAGCGCGAAGGAATGCCCATTCTGTGGCGCAGTCGTGCGCGGTCCCGAGCTGGCTCCGGTGATCCCGACAGAAGACGAAGGCACGCTCGTCAACGTGCGAGAGCGCCCGGACTTGACCTTGATCGCGGAATCGCTCGAAGAACACAAAACGGGGACGATCCGAGAAATAGCGGCCCGAGCGCGAACACTCAAGGAAGCGGTCGAGATCGCGCGCGAACGAGGATACGAGAATCATCGATTCGCATGGATGGTCTGGACGAAGATATTAAAGAGGAGGGTGGCATGACATTCGCGAATGATACATCGATTGGAGTAACCGAGAGTCAGCGCAGACGAAAGCGGCTTATCTGTGATCGAGCAGCAGGATGCGCAGCTCCGACGTGTCCGCACAAAAAAGAGCACGACTGGTTTATCGACTGCGAGCGGTCGATCTGCCAGAGGGATCAGACCGTGACGCCGGTGATGTGCGTACCAGAGAGGAGAGAAGAATGAAAATAGTATTTAAAGAATGTTCATTTAAATATTTTGGACCAGTTGAAATACCTATTGCAATAGTGACTGATATCAATAGCCTATTCCGCGAGAAAGTAGGAATCGTAGAGCGTTTAAAACGATTGATATGGTCTATACGCATGCGCATGATAAAAGGAAGGTCTACCGTGACATTACATTCAGACTGTCCGCGTCCTGGTGATGGATTTCGAGAACTGAAATGGCGGGAAAAAGTTGAGTATGGAGATGAATTACTTCACGCTTTGTGGGGATGGATATCCGTCCCGGATTGGCTCGTAGGGAAAGAGCGGAGGGCGATAGTTGTCAGGAGGAATCGAAATGAGTGAACGCCGCTTGCTCGATCAGGCTCTCGCGGATCATCCGTTCGTATTCCGGAACGACTGTGGGCGCGGGTATGTAGGGGGCACTGTGATCCGCGCGAAAGCGGAGCAGCCTATTATCGCTCACGCGGGCCAGCTCGTCGTTATCAATCCGCAGGTTATCGCATACGGGCTCTATCCAGGTTCTGGCGATCTCGTCGGATGGGAGCCCATCACGATTACGCCAGAGATGGTCGGCCAACAGATAGCCGTGTTCACATCCGTCGAAGTGAAAACCGTACATGACAATCTGAGCAATAAACAGCGGAACTGGTTCCGACGCGTGAAAGAGTATGGCGGGATCGCTGAGATATATAAAGAGCTGCGTGACGGCAGCGTGATAAGGATAACCGAGATATGAAATACATTTGCAAACAGTGTGAGAAACAATGTCAGATCGAGATCACATCGATCGACGCGAGGAAGAGGAAAGAACATGCAGGCGCAGCGTTGAGATGTCAAAACCGTTGCGCCATGCTCTGGATAGACTTAGAGGAGGTACAAGATGGACAATGAGAAACGGAAAACGCAGGCGATCTTTTGCGGGTGCATCGCGTTGATATTGGTAATGGTCGCGCTCGTAGTATCGATCGTGGCGACTCTCTGCGCGATAGCCGGAGCGGTGTTCGGATTCGGATCGTTCGCGCTCTATAGCGAATACCAGTATCAGAAAAGAGGCCAGTAATGAAGCGTATACTTGAACTGGCACGATGGATCGCATACGGCCTACTTCTCGTGGTCGACGGCGTGATCATGATCATGTCGATGGCGTCGCTCGGACACCGGCTCGAACACGCTATCGGGCTCGGCATCATCGGAGCGGTACTGGTCCTGCTCATGACCTGGGTATTCCTCAAGGGTATTCGCGCGAAAGGCATCGAGCGCGGGATATATCTCGGAGCATGGGCGCTCGCCGTCGTGCTCGTCGTCTCGTTGAATTGGGCTTTCACGCGCCAGAATCTGTTCGCACAATCCGAACGCGTCACTGAACAGCAGGAGACGACAGCTTTCGAACATCGCATCAGACGCGAACAGATCGAGAGCACGCAGGCGGAAATCACCGCGCTCGTAGAAAAGCTCGCGAAGGTGAATATATGGCGCGAAGCCGATCGAAAAGCGATCGACGACGACTTGAAAACCGCTCGCGAACGCATGGACCGGCTACTCGAACAGAAGAGCGAGAAAACAGAAACCGTTACATCCGTCTCCGTATTCCGAAAGATGTCCGATCCGATCAAGATGACCGAAGAGCAGACGGCAGACCTCTGGTGGGTACTCGCGTTCCTATTGCTCCAGGTGCTCGCGGTCCTCGCGGCCCCGAAGGGTGAGGAAGACGGAGCGGCTCCGAAAAAGAAAAAGCGATCTGCTCCGAAAGAACGGTCTGTCGATTGGTCCGAATGGGTTACGCAGTGGGTTAAATTTAACTGGGTCGCGGTCCGTACTTCAAAACCGGGTCCACGCATGATTCTGGCCGACGAGGTGTTTCACGAGTTCGTCACGTCACACTGGCGAGCGTTCCCGGACTGGCGGCACCAGCAAATCAAACGCGCCGCGCAGGAATCAGGATCGCTCGACGGAACCACGATCTTGATCGAAGACGAGGCGGAATCGGTAAAAAAAATCATAAAGCGACTTGACGAAAAGTCGATGAAATAGTATACTACTATAAATGGAGGGTAGAAAATGCCAAGAGAATTAATAGCGAACATCACAATTCTCGTCACACCTGACGAGAAGGAACTTATTCAGAAAGCCGCCGAGCACCGTGGCGAATCCGTGAGCGGATGGATACGGTCGGTCATGGTTGAACGCGCGCGGAAGGAGCTGGAGAGATGAGCGCAAAAATAATTTATAAAGATCAAGAAACGAAAAAGAGACTCGATAAAGCAAGGCAGACCGGAAAGAATGTTTACATTAATTTCGATGCGCTCGCAGAATTACCGGATGAATTCGAGGCTATCATTTCGGAAGTTGTATTCAATCCGAAAAATCTTGACGAGTCATTCGCGCCGGTATCAGACGATAGTTACATGCCACAACCTCAATTAATGTACGATATCGCAGAGGCTCGCGGTATCGGTGGGATGAAAGATAAAAATGGTCTACCTATCCCGGCTCAGGTAGAACCAATAGTTGAGGAGGTTGATTTAAATCGTATGCTTTGCAAGCCGATTGAATCCGCACCATTGATGCGAAAAATGACCATAGGAAGAAGGGTCACAAAATCATCAGAGGTGCTTCAGGAAGATGGAACGTATAGACCATCAAGTGCATGCACTGTCGATTTCAATGTGTGGGAACGTTGCACAGAAATGTGGAGCAACGAGGAGAAATACTCAGAGGGTTATACAAAAGACCCGGGAACATGGCCTGATGGAAAAAAGAAATACTGGAAGTACGAAAATAGATACAAACGGAAAGCTCATTTCGATAAGTTAATGTTATTTGCAAATGCTAATGCACAAACCAAAGCTCACGAGAAAAGTATCCGCGAGCTTGCATGTATGCCCACGGGATATAAAGCCGCCGACCTTGCCGGAGGTGTTTTGTTTTTCGTTAAAATCCGTCGATCGAGTAGCGTGCTCAAGCTCGAAACTGCCGCGCGATTAGAAGCGATATCGCGCGGAGCATTGCCTGACCGATCGCCACAACAGGCGCTATTCGGCGAGATCGAGGCTCCGAAATCAGAACCTGTTTTTTCCGATGCCGAGGTCGAAGACGTTTTCGACGAACCGGGTCCGTTCGATCAGCCGCCGCCGAAGCGCGAACGTCTCATGATAGTCATACGATACTATCTCGAAAAATCACTCATCGCGCCGAAAGAAATAGACGGCGTCAAGAAGATGATCAAATGGCTTGAGCAGACTCCTGATGCAGATTCCGATCTGCGATACGCGAGCTGGTGGACGAAAGCCGTTGAAAATCTACGCAGTATCGAATCAACACTTCCGCAGGAAGCGAGGGCACCACAGCATGGACTATACTGATCTGAGAGAAATCATCCTGAGATATCGTGCAAGTTTGAGCGGGCGGATGGTTCCCCCGCTCATATCGCGGCTTGATATGATCGCGGCGTTCGAGATGTGGCAGCGAGGAGGATCGCGACTATGAAACAATCGACGGCGCTCTGTATCTGCATCATGTTCGTGTGGATCGTACTGATAGCTATGGTCTATTTCGGCGGGATGTAATATATTTTACTGGAGGGTAAAATGGCTGCTTATTATCAATTGCAAGATCAAGAAAAAAGTATAATTAGAATATCAGACGATATTTGCTATGTCGGAATTTCACCGAATGAAAGCTATCACCTCAGAATGAAATGGACCAATGATTCAAGGGATATCTCGGTCGAATTTCGATACGAGAAAAAAGAACAGCTCGCTAATGACTTGAGGAATATAAAAGAGTTAATTCACAACCGGTTCACATGTATTGAACCTGACAATTTCGGAGGGCTGCAATGAAATATATTGAAGTCCCCGATCTGCATTTCGATGACCAGTGGATCGATACGATTGAGCTGGTACTCAATAGCGTAATTCGTGCGGCTCGACAGCACGATGTCGATTTCGTCGTGTTTCCCGGCGACATGCACAATAAGAACACGTATGTCACGCAAGAATACAATAGATTTCGCGCGAAGATTCGCGAGCTGTTGAGTGTTTGTCCGTGCGCGGCAGTCGTCGGAACACCCGGACATGAGACGGAATCGGTATATGGTCCGCTCGAAGATATCGGGCTCATGCTGCTTCGGCCTGGACGCGTGTATGGATTCGGATATGGATATTCAGATTATGGAGGAACTGGCAATAAAAAAATTGCACCTCACGATACTCTTGCTGAAATATCTGGTCTCATATTCGGCGTCCCGGAGCTGACAAAACAAAACGTCATGGCGGAGCTTGCGTGTGGCGCGGAACAGGCGAATGCTGCGGTCGAGTACGCATTCTCACGATACATCGCCGAGTTCATTGCGCCTCATCGTGCTGAGTATCCGAATATTCCAGCGATCGGAGTGATGCACGGAAACGTAACCGACGCGAGTGCACGCGAAAACGAAACCGACGTGCGGAAGAAAAGCGCATCTATAATTATCAGCACCGATACGCTCGCGGTGGCAAATCTGACGCGGTGGTCTATAGGACATCCTCATCTGCCGTGGGAGTCATCGAAAATATGTGCAGGTAATGCCGGATCGTGGGGGATATCGTGGGGCGAGCTTGGATTCGTCCCGGCGATGACGCTCGTAACGATCGAGAACGGCAGGGCGACCACGGAGCGCATTCCCTACGGAACACCGCGTCGTATCAAGCTGATTTGTCCTGTACGAAACTACGAACCCGATATCGCGTACTGGCTTGACTCGGACGACCCGAACGCGGAGCGTCCGGACGGGCATCCATGGTCGCGCGTGACGCATCGAGCGGAACGGCAACAGACGCAGCGGATCACGAAAGAGCAAGCGGACGATGTCAAGAGTCTGCGCGATCTGTTCAAGCTCTTCGATCCGGCCGTCTCCGAGCCGGTCCTGCAAAAGGTCGATACGATCGCCGGATCGGTCGATCAGGAACAGACGCACCCTATCGATGCGCGGCTCGATCGCGTCGAGATTGTCGGATGTACTTTTTTCCGAGGTCAAAAAATCGCGCTCGATATCGCGTCGCTCAGGTCTGGTATCACTGATATCAAGGGCGCGAATGGTGAAGGTAAAAGCTCGCTCCTCGCGTTCTGTTCGCTGTACCCGGTGGTGATCGGGAAAGACACGCCGAGCGGAAAAGAGAGCGCGTTCGCGTCTTTTTTCTCGGAACCTGATAGTCGGATCGAAAAGAACGCGACCGTCAACGGTCAGAAGCACCGGCACGGGATCACGATCAAAGGTGCTCATACGAAAACGCCGAAGATCGAGTATTTCCTTTTCGTTGATGGCGTACCCGCTCTCGACCGCGGAACCTGGGACGAGATGATGCAGAAATGCGAAGAGCTATACGGGCGATTCGACGATTATTTTCTTACATCATTCTACGCGCAACCGCTCCAGGGAAAAACGGCGTCCGGCCTCATGTCGGCGAACATGACCGAAGTCCGCGACGTAGTCCAGTCGATCTCCGGTATTGATCGATCGCGCGAAAACGAATACGCTCTCGCGCGAGTCCGCGAGATAGAAACAAAGATCAGCATGAGCGAGTCATGGCTCAAAGGTGCGACAGCGTTCGCCGAGGATATTGTAACGATAAATAAGCGTATCGCGGAAGAGAAAGCGAATTTGAATGGGATGCTTACCGCGATCGACGATGTCAAAAAAAGCGGAGCGGATCAGCGCGTGATCGTTGACAATCTACGTGAGAAGAAAAGCGTATACGAGAAACGCGAGGAATCAAAAGCGCAGCTTTCTGTTAATCTGAAAAAGATAGCCGATCTTAAAATCTGCGTTGATACGCTGGCCGAGAATCAGAAAAAACTCGACAGCGAGAAAGCGCGTTCCAATCGAATGGAAGATCGACAGAAGATCATTAACGAGAATGCTATCCGCGTATCACAATATCGAAATAGTATGACAGAATGGACCGAGCGATTGAACGCAGAACGTGATCGAATCCGTCGCGATAACGCAGACACAGAGTCCGAATACCAATCGCAGTTGGTATCATATCAAAAAGAAGAGACGCGACTCGAATCCATTATCGAGCATGCAGGAAAGCCATGCTGGAAATGCGGAGCGTTACCGGAAAAAGGAAGCGAACAGAAAGTTGAAGATGCTCGCGCCGAGTTATTAAAATTGGTTGCACCCGCAAAACCAACTATGCAGGAATTACCTACTACTGTTGATGGAAAGCCTGACCAGGCTGTCCTTCTTACTGAACCGGTATACGAAAAACCTGTCATTGATCGCGAAGCAGTCGAGCAGTCAATCATCACCGCTATGGCAGCAAAAGAGCAGATCATTATTATCGAGAAGGCAAATATCGATATTGAACACGCGGTGTCGGATTACGATGCGCAGCTTGATGGATACGATCCTTCCATGCTGATCGAAGCCGAGAAAAAGATAGAAGAATTGCGAACGCAATATACCGAGTATGAAAAACAGAAATCAAGTGCGAGCGCATCGATGACGTCGCTCGAACAGCAGCGATCGAAGGCCAAAGATATCGCCGGAAAAGTTGATGCGGAAAAGATATCGATCGAGAAAAACCGCGCTGATCTTGCCGACTGGAATTACATCGCGGTACAATTACGACCAGCGAAGATTCCTGCGATGGAGCTTGATTTGATCACGGCGCTCATCGACGAGACTGCGACGCGCATCCTCTTATCGCTCGACAATGGTCGATACTGGATACAAACCGAAACGCAGGGGCAAGGCAAAAGCGGAACAGTCGATCGATTTGACATCAAGGTGGGCGATCAGGAAGACGGAAGTGTTCGGTCACTTATAGCTCACTCGCCTGGAGAAAAAGCGTTTTTATGCGATGCCTACACAAAAGCACTGATCAAGATTCGGAACGACCGACAGCATCGGACGTACTCGCCGATCATTTACGACGAGGCTGACGGCCCGATACGGCCAGAGCGCATACCAGCATATTATCGTATGCAGGCTGATTTCTACGACTCGGAGACTGATCGCGTACTGGTAGTATCACATTCACCAACAGCGCATGAGTTTTTGACGAACCTGATTGAGATAAAGAGTCTGATCTCCGCTTGAGCGGATAAAGAACCGTGTCGTTGACACGGAAATATTTTACACAAAAAAGATAGAAAGGCGGCGTGGATGGTCAAGAATTGAGAACGACCGGGGGCGATGAGTCCCGCATGAATTAGACGTAGAGCTTTATTAAGTGCAGGCCGTCCGGAAGGGCGGTCGCGGGGTGGTAGTGAGAGTTAGTAGAATAGCGGCGAGGCGCATGTAACCGCAGACGCCGGTGCAATTCCGGCCCACCCCATTTATTTTACGAATTCGCTTGACTTATCCGCGCAGATAGGCTATATTATAAGCATACGAAGGGGGAGCAAATGGGAAACAACGATCTTGACGAAGCGATCCGTATCCGGTGTGCGACAATCGACGCGGCGACAGCACAGATCAAGGCGCTCATGGACTACGACAAAGCAATCAGAGTCAAGGAAGTGATTCCGGCTGACGTGCGGGAATCGATCAGAATAATTTTTACGCGGGGGGCGAGATGATCACCGTAGTTATTTTGATTGTATTACTTGTGATTATCGCAGTAATCGGAAGTTTAGGTGGTCCGAGCGATGAAGATCACAATGACGACATGATGCCATAATAATAGGGGGGG